GTCCTGCTTGGCAAAGCCCACATAGCCTACTACCTCTGGATGCACATTGTTCATCACAGCCCACTCTTGGAAGTCATCAAAGTCTACCTTTGCTTCCAAGTGAATGAAGCGGTTAGCCAACGGAGCAGGCATACGATAGGTAACGCCACGATCGCCTTCTCTGTTACCAGCGGCCACAATGTCTACACCCTTAGGCAGAGCGTAGGTACCAACACGACGATTCAGAATCAACTGATAGGCCGCGGCCTGTACTGCCGGAGGAGCGGAGTTCAACTCGTCCAAGAAGATGACCGCAGTGCTGTCTGGGTCCATAGGCAGTTCGCTTGGGGGAGCCCAAACCATTGTGCCCTTGTCGGCATTGTAATAGGGGATACCTTTGATGTCTGTAGGTTCCCATAGGGCTAGACGAACGTCAATAACTTCGCGACCAGCGTCTTGGCCGATCTGCTTGACGATGTCGGATTTACCGATGCCTGGGGGACCCCACAGGAACACTGGGCGGCGAGTTTGAATCGCCTTGCGGATGGAACGCTTTGCGGCCTTTGGACCAACTTGGCGAACGCTGATATCTGTTGACTTTGCCATTTTTAAGACCTCGCTTTATAAAAAATTAAACTAACTATCAATCTCTCAGTGTTAATAGTATAACACCACCTGCTGTCTCTGTCAACCTTTAATTTTCACAAAGTTCAGCTGTGTTGTTTTATCGCCACGCACCGCTTTGATCTTGCCCTGTACTGTAACAGTGGCACCCTTGTCAAAGGCACTGCTGAACCAGAAGTCCACGAATGCTTCCCCCATACGGGCCTTGACCTTGAACTTGTTGTACATCTGCGAGAAAGAACAACCAATGACTTCTATGTCCCCGCGTATGACATCCCCTACATCGCCCTCAAGCTGGACTGATGTAAACAGCTCTCGTTTGATTTCTGTACGCTCTTGCTCGCGCCGGGCTGAGCTGGGCAAGCAGGATATGATAGCAAACTCCAGCATGTTCTTGCCAGTGAACTCATCCATCTGTGCAATACGTAGAGCCTGACGATCGAAGTCGCTGAGGTTGCCCATAAGAGCTTTGAGTGTATAGGTATTGAAGAACGTACGATACTCACGACCCTTTTCTAGGTCCTCGATGCTGGGTTGACGCTCTTCTCGTAGCCATTGCTTGACTAACACCTTGTTGGCAGTCTTGATCCTGACGCCAGCTTCAGCTGTATCCCACAGATCTTCTTTCAAGTAGCCATCGTTGATTCGATCAGCTTCTACTGCTAGTCCCCAAACCCGCTCGGCTGTGAATTGCATTGTGCTCTCCGTTTTGTTGCTGTATGTGTCTATTATATAGCCTTTTAGCCAAACAGTCAACCAGACTGGAGTGCCGGTCAAGAGAAAGGAGTGTTGCTTTTACACAACACTCCCAAAGACGCCCCGGGAGCGAATCGGCTTGTCTTTGAAACTCTAATTAAAGAGTGATGCCCATTGCGGCGGCCTTGTAGCCTAGAGCAACGATCTCACGTGATGGCTTGCCCATCACGTACTCAGTAACCTGAACACCGTTGCCTGCTTTGCGGCTGTTGGCATAAACAGCATAACCGCTCTGACGAATGCGGCTGGCTTCTGCAGCCAAGTTACCTACGCCAAAACGCTTTTTGGCTTCACTGGCGGTCAAGGCCTGACCATTGTACAGTGCTGTGAAGACTTTGAAAGTCTTGGTTTCTGGATTGAATCTTTTCATTTTTAAGTTTCCTTTGTTGTGGCTGTTCCCTAACAGCGTTTAACTAGTATAGTGTCTTGATTGGTTAAGAGCAATGATCAATGTTACCGTTTTACGGTTACGTTAGCTCGAAGGAAGGCTCCCAACAGAACCACAGCGGCCCAGGTCTCCAAATTGTAAGCGATCATCAAAGATGTCCCAAACAACACGTTCCAACTCCAGATGACCAGGAACGGCCCTATAGCCAATAGGAATATGACCAGGGCAATGATTACAATAATTTTAAGCATTTATGATCTCCTCAACTTCCTCAATACGTTTAATCTCAGCCAACTCTTTCTCAATCTCATTGATCTTGCGTTTGTTACCCTTGTTAGTGTTCTTCTTGTAGACCAGCCACACGTGATCTTCACAGTAGCTCTTGCCCGGGAACACTTTCTTACCACAGGAGTGGAACGGAGCCTCTGTCTGCTCCGAACCAATCCACTGGCACCCTAAGGTGTCTGCTGCCATTAGGCACCTCGCTTCATAACAGTCACTTCAGCCATTGCTTCCCAATTGCTGGCAAACGCCTTGCGCAATTGTGCAACCTTCAGCACCGTACGCAGGCTCAGCTCGCGTAGTTTAGCACGGTTGTTAGACACAAAGTCCACAACATCAATCTTGGCCACATCGCTGAGCTCGTACTCGTCCAACATACCGTCTGCAACGATCTGCTTGATACGCAAGACCTTCTCACGGTCTGTGTCCATCTGCAGATCAATGTAGTGGCAACGGCTCTCAAGAGCGGCAAGGTGATCCTGTAGCTTCTTAGAGCGTACATTCTCAAACTTGATGTTGGTGATAAAGATAGCACCAGCCTTGAACTCGAAGCGATCTGGGATGCCTTCGCTTCGCAGGATACGGCTGTCAGTGTTCCAGCTGATGGTACGCTTCTTGGAACTGTCCAAAGCCGCCTTAAGAATGTTCAAGCTCAAGTCGTCCAGCAACACAGAGTCGCAGTCATCAAACACAATAACATTTTTCTCGCTTGAGAACTCGTAGAGTTTGCTGTACAAGCCAATGGCACTCATAGCACCCTTCACAATCTCATAGCGTGGCTTGCGCTCGCCTAGCGTATTGAACAAGTCGTCCTTAGTGAGCACTTCTTCTACACCAAACGATTTGCCTACACCTGGGGGGCCTGTCACAATCATAGCACGTACATCACCAGCCTTCACAGCCTTGGTCATATCCGTAAGTACTTGGAAGCGAGCACGTGTCTTCTCGATGAGGTCTTCATCGCTGATGTGCGCTACAGCCGTATCGGCTACCTTGAGCTGAACCAGGCTCTTGTCTCCTACAGGGGCTTCGTCAATGTGGCTGACCACACGATAGGCACCAATGCCTGCAACCTTGACACGGATCTTCTTGTAGGGGTTGCGACCACCTTCGATCTCATCGCCTGCAAGGCAGGTAATTGCTTCGCCGTCAAAGTCTTTCACCATCTGCAAGCGGATGCCTGGGAAGATCATGTTCTTGCGAGCACCGTATGTGCCTTCTGTAATCTCAACTAGTGTAGCCATTTTGTTCGCTCCTGTGTGTTAGTAAGTCTCTATTATAGCAAAGAAAGCTCAATGTGTCAAGCCCCGTAGTAGGGACTGTACTCTTCGTGTGGCTGATCTGCCACATCTTCTACATTCATTGCTTCCAGCGCACCCAATACAATCTCTATGGGGCACTCTAGTTCCTGTGCAATTGCCCGACTGTTGAAGCCCTCAATGTAGAGTTCTTGAATGTCGTAGGCCAAGTCTTTCATCGTGCTCATTCTGCTGTCTCCTCTTGTGCAATTCGATCTTGTTCGTCCATAATAGCTGACTCTAATGTAACAAAGTTGCCGTCGTGATCTGATACAAACCAAACAGCCACACCGTTGTCATTGCGCAGGATGTAGTCGTACTCTTCCCATTGGCCATGAATCAAATAGTGTTCATAGTCTTTGAACTTGTTGACAACCAATCTTTCGCCGCGATCACGAGCGTAGAAGGTACACATATTCTCAGTCAGCAGTTTGAATCCTGCGACTTCTTCAGCTCGCAACTCAAACTGGCTAAAGGCGTGCTTGGTGCCAATAGTGGGGCGCAGGCTACTCAAGCCGCCCAAGTCAATCAAGTCACGCAAGATGAAAGGGTTTGAATAGTGCTCCAACAGCATCTTGCCGTTGTGTTCCAAATAACCGTCCCAGTGACAGTAGACCTGATGGACTGTGCCGTCTGCATATTCTAGTGCAATTGTGCTTCGTGTTGCCATTGTATCGCTCCTGTGTTGTTAAGTTAAGTATCTATTATAGCAGCTTATGCAAAGTCTGTCAACTGTACATCTGCAAAGACCCTATCCTCTGTGTGGTCATAGGTAAGGAACACCTTGGTGCTGTCAGTGCCGCCTGCCACCTGGAACACTGCTTGATAGCAGAACTGTCCGCCGTTGGTGATGCCCAGGAACTTGCATGAGCTGAAGTTAGCGCCCTTGTAGCCTGCATCCTGAGCCGCCCTGTACAGAGCCCGAACTGTGAATGTGGTAAGAACTTTGAGTGTGTCTGCTGTGATCATATCGCGCTCCTTTGTGTCTAAGTATCTATTATAACATCAAGCCGCTTGGCTGTCAAGTTCCCAGCTGAGGTCCTGAAACTTCTTGTAGAGCCTGTACACATCCTTCTTGGCTGTTACCAACGCTTGATCGATGAGGTCTTCTGCTGTTCCGTCTGTGAGCACTTGGCTGGCATTCTCGTATAAGCAAGCTCCCAAGAACTCCGAGCTGAGTTCGATGTTCTCAACCATAACTCGGACACGCAGCATGAACCAGTCCAGGTGGCCGTGTTCAATGTTGTGATTGATCTCTGCAATGTCGAACTGGGTGTCGTCAAAACAGTCTTTGGGTGCCATGTCTTCATATGATTTATCCACAATAACATCAAAGCCTTCGCGCTCGTAGTAGGCCAATTCTTCGTAGTGTCTAGTCATGCCAATTCCTTTGTGTGTTTGTCTAACGCAATTATACTGCCTTTTTGCCAATCTGTCAATACAAATCGCATTGCAGGATGGTAACGTTGTAGTTCTACAACCTTCCGGCGAGCACGGGCCAAGCTGAGCTCGTCACCCCAATAGTGTCCTGAGTACAGCTTGTCCTTGTAGAACATCTGGCATTCCCATTTGATCATCACATGCTCCAGTAGAGTTCGCTTGAAGGATCGCACGAGCGAGGAGTGTCGTGTGCTATCTCAACATCCTTCCCGCTCATCAAGTTCTTCACAGTCTTCATTGTGGGAAAGTACTCAAAGCGCCAGCCCTTGCTCGCAGGGTACAGCCAGTAGAGTCCGTCGCACTCGTGTCGCATAGCTTCCGCAGTACGGTCTGTCCACACTGTAGTACTAAACAGGCGCTCACCTGTCTTAGTACGACGATCTGCTTTGTAGATGTACATGGTGTAATCTTGTTTCACGTCAGCTCCTTTGTTGTGTATGTGTCTATTATAGCACCGTGTTGCCACGCTGTCAATCAGTCCCCACGAATGTCCGTATTCAGTGCAGGGTTAATAGCACGGCGAAGCTCTACCTCACGCTTGTGGGCCGCCGCCTTGCCACGAACCACTTCGTGTATGAGTACTTCGATCTCGCTCTTGTCAGTGAGCTTGCGGAGTTCTTGGCACAAGAGCCAGTTCTTGGTCTCTGTTTTGGCACGATAGAAGTGCTTGGCCGCACGGCTAAGAACACTCTTATTAATAGTGCTTTCAGTCTTAGCTGTGACGCCAATGTAGTTCAAGCCGTTGACTCGCAGTTCATATATGATATGATTGCGATCTGCTCGCTTCTTGCGGGGTGTGTTTTTTGTGTCCATGTCGCTATTATAGCGCATTTTGGCTAGAACGTCAACCAAATGGATTTGACCCTGATAGCACTAGGGTTTCTCGTTCACGATCAGTAGCCGGACCGCACTGTCCAAACCGTGTCCAAAATGCCACAGATTGGGCTACGCTGCGGCACTCTCCTGTCACGCTGCACTGCTGCTAGCGAGTGACCCACCACAGCATGAGCCAGGTCAACACTGCTGCTGATGCTGCTGTGCCCAGCATGACCGCTACTCGCTCTGCCGGCCACAGCTCATGAAACCATCGTTTCACGGCATCTAGGGGATCTAACGGATTGGGTTCTCGATACATGTTTCGCTGCCTGCTGCTGTTGACCTGCTGTACGCTGCGCATGGACTCCAAGTTGCTGCTGTTGACGCTGCAATATTAATAGTGGCCAGCCCTACTGGATTCGAACCAGTGGCCTACAGCTTAGAAGGCTGTTGCTCTATCCAACTGAGCTAAGGGCTGCTGTAGTGGTGGGACCTCTCAGAGTCGAACTGAGCACCAACGGATTATGAGTCCGCTGCTCTAACCAAGCATGAGCTAAGGTCCCTGATTCTTTACTGTGGGTTCTGTTCCTGTTCGTGCTGCAGAACCATACGATATAGTGGCTCCATCTTCTCCTGGAATACATCGGGCGCTCCCTCTGCTGCACGTTGCAGTTCCCAGTTGGTTGGATAGTGTCTGAGCATATGCCTAGCTTCTTCACGAACTGCCTTGGGCACACGGGGATATTTCCCACCCGCTAGTCGTTGAAGAAACTGTTGCGTCTGCATTACTGCACGGTATCTTTCATCTGGTAATGTCATTTCTCTGCTCCTGGATAACAGTCTTTTCTTCAGCATGTATATAGTATATGATCATTTGATCCAGTTGTCAACCTGAAACTGTGGTGTTAGCCACTCTTGTTGTGGTTCAAATGTCACAGCAACAGGCTGTAATAGAGCATTAGCCAGGAACTCCCGCTCTGTAGTAGAGTATGATCCAATAGTATAAGGCCTAGTGTTAGCTGTATATAGTAATAGAACACCTGAAGGGATAGCTGGCATCGTGTATTTACATAGTGACATTAACATATACATATACAGTGTATATGCATACCACAGCAGCGGGGCCTATTGTGGCATTACGGTAGATAGTGTACGGCAGGTCGCTGCACCTACCACCGTGATTTGGTATG